AAATCTCCTTAATTAATATTATTTACCTTTGCCAAATGTGGTACTAGATTTGTTATCTCGGAAAAGAGGCATTCTAGGATCACTTTGACGCATTAAATTATTATCTACAGCTTCCGTTTGAGACTGTGTTAATTTGTTGTAGTGTGAATTACGTTGGTCAACAAGCTCAGTAGGTGTTTTGCAGAGTAACAATCCGCCAATCTCGATGCTGTCTTTAAAACGGCTATCAGGATCAACTAACAGTTGGAATTTAGGTTGCTCTTCAATTCTTACAGGTTCCCATCCTTCTCTTAATTTACCAGAAAGATTTCTAGGATCTGCAGTGTTTAAAGTAGAAACACGAACCCATCTATACGAATAACCAGCCTGTTTATCAGGTTCAGGAAGTAGTTCGGGTGCTGACCACTGTTTAGGGCGCTCCGTTACTTCACGAGTTTCAAGGTCACGCGTTGTTCTTACTTCATTTAATTCATTGTTGCTGTTTTTAATATCAGACATTTTAAGACTCCAATTTAGATTGTGCGATGGCATATTGCTCTGGTGTTAGGCCGAGTTTCTTGGCTAACGCTACTTGCGTTTTACTTAATATCACTTTTTTGGATGAAGTACTACGTTTAGCAGAGGCAACTACCGTGCTGGATTTTGATTTTTGTTGAGCTTTAGACTCATTTTGTGAACCGTCGAGACCTAATTCTTCTGGGAATCGTTGTCTCATTTCTTGATTTATTTTATTATAATACTCGTCTGTTCCAACAAATGCAAGCCCATATTGCTTTGCTAGGTCATTATGATAGTCCATAGCATATTTTCTTAGTCTTGGTTTATTAGAATCGACATACCAAGGGTTCTCAGAGACCCATTTAGCAGCTTTTTCATCCATTTGAGGAGGGCGTTGTGGCTGCATATTCTGACGTTGTTGCACATAGTTTTGCTCTGATTCTTCAAAATTCTCAGTTGTAGGCCTAAAATTCTTAGCTTTATCCAACTTTAAATTAGCATTAACTATATCTTGTTGTGCTTCTAGTACCCTATCAGAATCACCTGAATCGTAAGCCTCTTTATAAGTCTTTTTAGCTCTATCAAGCTCTAATTCAGCATTAGCCTGATAATTTACAATTAATTCTTTTTCACCTAAGTGAAGTACATTTTTAAGTCTTTTATTTTCTTCTAAAATAGCTTGGGCTACAGATAGAGCTTCTTGTTGCTCTTTGTATGCAGCTTCTTTAGCACGTCTTTCATCATGCCAAGCTTTTTTATATTGCTTAAATTTAGTCTTTACATTCTTAGAGTAGTCTTCAGATTCATCAACTTGTTCTAATTCATTAACTATATCTGGAGTTAAAGGTTCAACATTACGGTCCTCTTCAGGTGTATCGTCTACTATTTCTACTTCTAGTTTACCTTCGTCTTCTTCTATTTCTACCTTTACGTCTGGTTCATTTTCTTCTATTTCGTCGGGGAACTTAAACTCTTCTTTTTCTTCTGTAGCCATATATTTCTCCTATGAGCTTCTTTTGATGCCACGTGGGTCTTGCACTACTGCTTCCACTGAGTCATCGTTAATCATTCTAAAATCCTTGCCGTGAATAACTAAGCGAGTGCCAGCATTAGGCCGAACAATCACAAAGTCACCTTTTTTACACCAAGGTCCTGTAGGGAACTTTCTTTCATCTTTATATGCATCAGGTCCAATTTCAACTACAAATAATACTGTAGCTAATAGTTCTTCCCTTTTTATATATTCATCTGATAGTTCAATTCCACTTTCTGTTTTCCTATCCACTTCGGGCACAGCACATAAAATGCGATAACCTGATGGAATTGGAACTTGTCTTGCCTTATCTTCTAAAGCAATATCTTCTTGTACTTCAGCTTCTACTTCAGATTTACGTTGGTCTAACAAAACGTTTAAATCTTTAGCTTGGGCTAAGTTTAAATCACTCATCCGAGTTCTCCATTACTTTGTTTAGGTCTTTGATGTATTGACGTGCTGTAAGAAGACCCTTAATCTCACCACACAATTTTTTGTACTCTTCAAAATTATCAATATTACCTACTACAATAAAGTCTTGAAGTTGCACAATCTTTTCGTCTAGTTGTTTAACTAGTATGTCTAAAGCCTGTAGTGTTTCCACTTGCATTTGTTATTACTCCTTTGGTTTTTGTGTCTTGCGTTGTTCAGCAAGTCTTTGTTGAGTTTTTTGTCTCAGCTCCTCTAGTTTAAGTTCATGGTTTTGCATATTTTGTTCATGCTGTGACCTAGATGTGTTTTGTTGTTGTTTAAGATTAGCTTCATGCTTATGTAAATCCATTACAGAATTAAAGCCTTGAGATTTTTCTTGAGCATCTAGTTTAGCTTTATCCATATGTGTTTTAACTGATAATTGAGCACCTGCTTGGTATTGTTGACTATCAATCTTGTCTTTTTCAAGTGCCAATTTAGCCATTTCAAACTGTGCATCAACTTGGTCTTTCTTAACTTTTCTATCAAGGTCAGCTTTTTTCAATTCCATTTCTTGTTGTTGCAACTGAATGATAGGGTCTTGCTGCATTTGTTCATTTTTTGCAGCTTGTGCTTCTTGTTGATGTTTTTGTAATATCTGTTGAGAAGCTTGAGCAGCCATTTGAGAGATTTGAGCTTCCATCTCTATTGGTATAGGTTGTTCATCTTGTTCTGTATTATCAGGGTCTTGATATGGAGGTAACGTCATACCCATTTGCATTTCAAGTTGTTTACGGTATTCAAAACCTAAATGCTCCATAATATGTGCAGTCATTGAAGCTTGTAAAGCTTGCGCCATTTGAGGATTCATACCTACAAGTTGTTGTATCTTTGGGTCTTGCATTGCTGATTGGTGCACCATAATATGTGCTTGATGATCTTGATGTAAGAATGCTTTAACAGGTTTACCCTTAAGAATATTTTGATTCTCACTAACTGGGTCAACAGGTTTTTGGTCATCCGACATCGGTACTAACTTTTGATAGTTCTTAATACCTAGTACATCTAACATTTGACGGTGTAGCATCGGTAGGTCATAGAGTTGTGGAGCAGTTTGAGCTAACTGTAACGCTGCTTGATACTGTACAACTTTTTGTGCCATTGTTGCTGCATTTGGGTCAGATACAGGTATAACTGCAACCATATCATAATCAGATTGTTTAGCTTTTCTATCACCTTCTTCAGGATCATAACTATATTCTTGTGGTGTATAGTCACGGATAATATCTTTTAAAAGTCTAAACTCTTGCTTCATTGAGTAATGAATACGTGCTTGAATAGCTGACATTGTTTTTAATGTTCTTTCCAATACAGCTAGCGTAGTACCTACTGGACTGTTAGCAGACATATCAGATACTTGTAACTCAGCTGATCCTGCAAACTTACGCCCTTCTTCAACAATAGTGCCTAATAACGACATTAAAACCTGTGAAGGTTCTTTATAAGGTAGAGGCATAATGTTGTCACGCATTGCACCGCTTGGTACATCAACATCTCTAAATTCACCAGGAGCTATCGGAGTATCATCTCCTTTTACTCTTAGACCCCTAGTCTTGAAACCGCCAGGCAGGTTGGACAGAGTTCCAGCATCCACGAGTTGACGTATGAGGCTAGTACCAGACTTAGCAAAAGCACCAACAAGATGTATGAGACCAAAATTATAAAATCCAAAACCAGGAATATAACCATAGTGAACGAAATGGTTTCTTTTTTGTTGTAAATCATCGTCTTCATTCCAGTTCCTTCTAATAGCTAAAATATTACTTGTGCCTTTTTCAATCGTTACAATATAAGGTAGTGCAATGCCTGTAGGTTCACCTTTATCATCTTCATGTTCATAACCAGGTAAATCTAATTCAACATGCATTTCAAGAAGTTTAAATCTATCATCAGTAGTTGCACGGAATCCTAATTTCTCAGCAATCTTTTTCTCAACTTCATCCATGGTATTAACAGGATCACCAAGATCAACGTCTCGATAAAAACCTTCATGTTGAAGTCTAAGTACTTCGTTTTCTGTCTTACGCATCACGTGAGTAATACGTTCAGCTTGTTCTAAACTTGAAGCACCATAGGGTACGACCACGTCTTCTGCAGGAACGTACATGGATACTTGTCTTCCCAAAGACGGATCGTAATAAACTTTTTTAAATGCATTACCAGCTAACCCTAGACCCCATAGCATACGTTCATGTTCTGGTCTATATTCTTTCATGACATCTGTTAACTGATAGTTCATGTCTTCTTGAACTCTTAACGCTGCTTCTTTTTTATCTTGTGTCTCACGACCGATAATTTGTGTTTTAACTGGGCCCATAGCAGGAAATGTTTCCATCATAGTTTCTGCTTGGAACTTAACTACAGCTTCAGATAGTAACGGG